TATTACTAATTGGGGTAATGTCGTAGTAAAAACCCGTCTGCTCGATAAAAAACTTCTCTTCTGTGCCAACACCTACAAGATTGGCTCCGGCCAATGTCGTCCAATTCCAAAGCGAACGGCAGGTGCCTGTAAACGTGTTACCGGAAATTTGTTTCCACCCACCAATTTTTTCGGGCGTTCCTTGGCGAAACCGAACTAAGTTGGACTCGTAGTAACCGCCCTCATTGGTGTAACGAGTGTTCTCCCTGTTTACACCGGGCTTTAAGACGATTTTTTGTAGAGGCATGACTCATTTTCCCACGAATCAGGCAAATGGTCGAGTGCCTGCTTTGTCAATGATAAGAGCCTGACGCCGGGGTTCTGCGGCCTCTGTATTTGGGATGGATACATGCGTCCACCGGTCAAATTCCCTGATGATCTGGTCATAGGGTAAACCCTCAGCAATGATGGCCCGTACAACGGAGTCCGGCGTCATCCCCGGTACACGGATGTCGGCAGCGCACCCAAGTCGATGTTGTGATCGGTCAGAACTACCCACTGCATCGTTGACGGCCTTGGACCTAAACGCAGAGTTGACCATCACAGGCTTTCCTCCAAGTACCGTTTTGACCTGTTCTAAAAAATTAGCTAGTCGCTGGAGATTGCTGATCTCTTCTTGCTTGGGCGAATTGTCTAGAGTGCGGTGGTCGGTTACGGTCAGTTCTTCAAGGGTGAAGTGCGGAGACAAGTTCATTTCAAAATCCCTTTCATCGCGTCGGTTTTATCTTTACTGGACTTGCTGGAGCCGTAGAAGAAGCTGATGATGGTAGCCACCGCCGTGCCCAGCAAGAAGCCCAAGATGATGTTGCCGAAGTCCTTGCCGCTGGCTGGTACTGTGCCGAAGGTAATGGCGAAAAAGTAGGCCATAGAGCCGACAGACCAGAACCAAGCGAACCAGTAAATGAAGTGCTTGGCAAACAGATCGTCCTGAGTCAGGGCCACTTCCTGCATATGCCGTGCGCTATCGCGGTCTGCGTTTTCCAACTCAAACTGTTTGAGGTCTAGTTCGGCCAGTTTCAGCGCCGCATCTGGGTCACCGGCAATGGCTTTTGCCACAGCCTCAACGCTGTCTTCAACACCAAATTTACTAGCGATAGCAGACACAGCGAGACCCCCAAGAGGGCCACCCACGGCAGTAGCCACGGCAGGGGCAATGCCCTTGAGCAGATTAAGCAGAGTTTCCATCATTTACCTTTCTGGCGTTCTTCAAGTAGGGTTACCTTGACGTGCAAGGTGTTGATCTCTTTATATATCTCTTCCTTGAGCTTGTGCCGCGCTTCAGCCGACAAAGGACTGTCCGTAGGCACACCTTGAGATGTAATCAGCGCAGGCATTGAGCCTTCAATCTTGGTCAAGCGGGTGTTGAACGACGACACTTCACCAAGGAGCCATGCCAGTGACGCCACCACAATGGGCACCACCGCCTTCATCACGTCTGACCAATTCATGTCAATGCCTCCCCATAAAGTCAACGTACTGCATGGTGCCCCATGCGACAAGTGTCACCAGACCAGCGCCAGCAATGGCTAACAGCACAATTGTGATGGCTTCCTCAATCTCCTGCTTTCGCTTGGCCTTGGCCTTCTCCATCGCAATCTCTTCAGACTTGCGTTTAGACACGATGTTGTTGCGCTCCACCATAATGGCCTGCCACACATCAGCTTGGCCCGACCAGATCAGGTGTTGCTTTAGTTCATCTTCGGCGTCTTGCAGCATCTTAGCGTGCATGACGGACTCAAAAGCTTGCGCTGTATCGGACTTACCAAATGTCTTCTTGGGCTGGGACGCTGCCTTCGCAACGACATCCTTGGCCTCAAAAAACTTCATCAGGTCACCTGAGATGGCCCCGATGTCTTTGCCCATTTTAATTGCTGCCTGCACCCCTTTGATAGCAGCTTGAGCGGCGGCAAAGGCGGTGAAGGGGTCGATCATGGCTATGCTTTTCTATGTGAAAATTTAATGATGGCCGTATCAGTTTGCGCAACAATGGGTAAAGACTCACTAGTTACTTCAATGGCAATTGGCCCAAGGCCCGCCGATGTATTCCCTATAGCAATAAGCAACAAGTCCCCTTTGGTAGCTTGGTATGTCTCATCTGGTTTTAACCACGTACCTTGTAGCTCCGGCGACTTGTTATCGTTGTAAATAGAAGTGATGCACCAATTTTCAGCCTCTCCAACCGCTTTTACTGTGTATACGCCCCTTGGGAATACACGCCCAGCAAAATCAACCTTGTCGACGTAGTTGCCCCGTTGCGCAAGAATAAAAGGGTCAGTTAAGGTATCTGGCGCGTTATTCCAAATTCGTTCTCCTCTGACCCACATCGTGAAGTGGTCGGATTTTTCCATGCGGACATCATTGCGGTAAAACCCATAAAACTGCGTATCACCGTCTGCAAAAGTGTTTTGATGGATAACCCACCCAAATACTACATGCTGCTGGTGTTTACACGTTTCACCGTAATAGTCCATTACGCCGTCACTTCGCTAACTGTAAACGGTATAGTTGGTGTAACTACAGCTACAGGCGGGGCCACCACCAAAGCTTCAATTTCGCTAAACCCTGTGGCTACAGCAACGGTTGCGGCACGTTCTACCAACCAATTTGGGGCACGGTGTTGAATTTCTGCGTCTAGCGCAGTGCCCGTAATAAACGCGCCGTCAACAATCGGTACGTCAATTGCATAGGTTGCAATATCAATATCAGCATTGCTGTACGTTACTTGGATTTGCCCAATGGCTGCATTAGCAGCTACGATTCTATAGTCCATTATTTTTTCCTAAATGTAAATGCAATAGTAAAACGGTAATCAGGCCCCGCCGAAGATTGCGGACTTATAGCATGTGGAAGCCTGCCGTCAAACACAACAATACGCCCGGGCTTAAAACTTATAGCGTGTTGTACCTCTGTCCCATCAAAATTATAAAAATGAGTTTCCCCATGCCAATGATGCGCCCATTCGGGGTTGGCGTAGTATAAAACAACTACCTCCTCATTGTGTGAATGAGCATAATGTACATTACTTGGTACACTCATATTTACTACTACTCTAACCCGCTCCATGCCGGAAATAATTTCTGCGATTTCAGTATTTTTTAATAACTCTAACAAGTTTAAATTATCTACATCCTCATTTGAGTAATTAGAATGCAAATAACTTTTTGTGTTACTTTCACGATTTGTATCGTGCCAACCAATAACATATTTTGAAGTTAAAACAAATGCGTAAATACGTTGAATATCGTGCAGACCAACAATACCGTCAAATATTTTTAATTTCCCATCCATGCCAATCACGATTGACCCCCGGATACTGTGCCACCAGTAATACCGGCACCAGCGTTAACAAAAGATAACCCCGACAGTGCGGCACCTGCTGCTCCCCCTGCCCCTCCTGCCGTTCGCCCAGTATACCCCGCACCACCTGTCGCACCTGTAGACCCCGCAGAACCTAGTGATCCGCCAGAACCACCAGCACCAGCAAAACTTCCACCTGCTGCTCCTCCGCCACCCGCTGCAGCAGAAGTCCCCGCAGTCCCTGTACCACCGTTAGCAGCGCCTGTACCGCCTATGCCATCGCCAAACGCGCCGCCTGAACCCCCAACTTGGCCTCGCCCACCGCCGCCACCTCCACCACCAAAATTTGGGTTATTTTTACCAACTAAGCCGTATCCTGCACCGCCACCTCCGCCGCCACCTCCGCCGCCACCAACCGTGCCAGTATTTGTCCATGTAACCGCACGTAGTACGGACACGGCACTCCCCGCGCCACTACCTACTGCACCAGCGGTCATTGTACTATTAATACTATCACCGCCGCTACCGCCAGCGCCACCAGCACCGAGAATAGAACCCCCGTTAGTAACTTTTACGGTATCAGCAACATTCCAACTTGTATTAACAGTAAACGCAAAGCTACCAGTAGAAGCAGAACCTACGGTAACGCCACTATTAACAACAAATGTAACGTCTGTAAATCCAGCCCTATACCCAGTAACTTGGGAGGTACTAGCAATATAGTTATTAGTGTCAGCACTAATAGTTACTGTAACGATTTTTCTACCGCCAGCAAAAAATAAGTTACGTGCGTTAAACATAATTTAACTAAAGTTTTGTGCTGCATTACCGTACCAGCTTGTTCCGTCCGAAAAGAACGTAAACACATCAACTCGACTGGCTGTGGTTGTTAGTGTTGGCGCAGTACCACCGGGAAATTTCACACTAGTAAATGTTGCGGTAAACGACCCTGCCCCAGTGCTTATTGTAAGAGTGAATGATTTTCCACCAACAGCAGTTGGCATAGTAAATGTGCAATTTCCAGTCATCGTAACAGTCTGGAAAGTTCCGTTAGTAAGCGCCAATGTCTGAGTCGTACCTGAATTTCCAATTGCAACCACCGATTCAACGTAGTTGGTAAGGGTTGGATTGATATTAAGCATTACCGATCCTGTGCCGGTGGAAGCGGTAACGCCTGTACCGCCGTTAGCAACAGGAAGTGTTCCAGTTACATTAGTCGTAAGATTTGCATACGTGGTTGAGGTTGAACCTGTGCCGCCGTTAGCTGTACCGAGTGTCCCAGTTAGTGCAGTAAGCACTGTTGAAGCTACCTTTACAAAGTCCGTACCGTTCCAAGAACAGATAGCCTCCTCACCCGCGACCATTGTTACACCGGTAGTTGGACCAGCACCGACAAGTTTGACGGACTGCGCAGTGGCGTTAATCACCACATACACTCTGCTTGCAGCGGGCGCGGTAATTGTCAGCAAGCTGGCCGGAGTGCCGGTGCAGTTGATGATCCTGTACTGAGCAGACCCCGTGGCAGTTGCGCCCGCTTGTACCAATGATACGCCATTGGCAACCGACAGCGTTACCGCTGTCTGTGTTCCGCTGATGGTCTGTACCCCAGCAATAGCAGCGTCAAGATACTCGGTAATGTAGGAGTTGACCGTAGCGCCCCAAGTGCCTGACAACTCTCCAGTTACAGGAAGAGCTAATCCCAAGAGTGGTGTATACGAAGTAGCCATTTTTTACCTCAAGTTGTTACTTCCTGCCAATCAGCGGTCTGTTCTGTTTCAATTTCATTCCATCCGGGTGGTTGTGAAACACTTACCGGTTGCCAGTTAACAGATTGCGCATTGCTTACTTGAGACCAACCCGCCGCTTGTGCGTTTGGCACGGTTTCCCAATTTGCGCTTTGCGCACTGCTTAGTGTACTCCAGTTCGGTGTCTACGTGTCAACCACCGACTGCCATGCAGCAGCCTGAGAATTTTCAATTCCTACCCATCCAGAGGTCTGCGGGTTAGGAATGACAGCCCATCCAGAACTTTGCGCGTTGTCAACACCGCCCCAGTTGGCCGTTTGGGGATCAGGAATAATCGTCCAGTCAGCATTTTGGGCATCGTCAATGATGTCCCAGAAGGACTTTGTAACTCCTAGAACGCCAACACTACCTGTTGCCGGTGTACCACCCGTTATAGCCTTTGTTTGGCTAGGTGTGGCAGTGCCTGCGGAACCAGAGGCAGCATTACCGGAGAGTTGGTCTGCGCCACCCCAGCTTCCACTGCCCCAAGTACCCGCGCCCCAATCAGTAGCCATGATTTACACAGCCTTATGGCTGTCCGCGTTTAGGTCGTAGCCAAGCGCAGTAATGCAGTCGTAGTAGTGTTACTCGGCATTGTCAGTGTAAACGTGCCAGCGGTAATGGTCTGAGAACCAAAGGTATGTACGCTAACTGCCGTGTTGTTTTGAGTAGAGTTGTAGAGCAGTACGGTGTCAAAAGCGGTAGCCAAAGTAACCGTTGTGTACACAAAACTTGCGGAAGGTGTCCAATACGCTACGCCCGCAGTAGCTGAAGAGTTTGTTGCGGTAGGTGCGGTTGCATTGGTAACCGTAACACCGCCAGCGGTGTAGTTAGTCCCAGTCACCTCACCAGTAGCGCTATAAGCCGTAGTTGAAGCATTGAGCGTGGCCGATGCTAAATATAGGGCCGCTTTGAACGTATCGGCAGTAGGTGCGGTCAAGCTGGTACGCGATACAAGCGTAATGGTGCCAAATTGGTGACCGCCGTTGAGCAACTGCCCCATGAACGAGGTACACATTGATTGAGTGTTTGCCATGATAGTTCCTTAAAAAGAAGCGGTTTCGGCACCTGCAAACGCAGGCATTTTCTTGAGCGTTACATGTGCAGAACGATGCACTAACTCGCCATCCAACCAATACTCCACCCATGTGGTTGTTTCGTTGTCATTATCTAATGAACCCTCACGCTTTTCAAGCAAGGAGTCGTCCATATCGCCTTTTGTGGTGGTAACAATCAATTTGAACTCCTGATAAGTGCAGTGGTAGCAGTGTTAGCTGGCATTGTGACCAGAAATGTTGTTGTTGAGGTCTTGTCTGAGCCAAAGTCTATGACTGCAATTGCTCTACTAGCCTTGGTTACGTTATAGATCAAAGCGCACCGGGCAGTCAAAGTTGAAGTCCAGCTTGTGTTGTTGAAGTTGACGTAGGCAGTGTACCCCGAGGAGTTAATGGCAACCCCGGTAAGCGTGTTTCCACCGGCTGTATACCCAGACGCTACAACCTCATTGGTGGCGCTGTAAACCGTGGTATCTTCATTTAAATTAGCATTAGCCGTGTACAAAGCTATCTTGAGCGTGTCCGTGGACAAGTCGTGGATGCCCTGATACAACTCCTTTTTGAAGCTGGTGGTCTGGGTTTGGACAATCGCCATATTACGTTACCTGCTGACGATATTGACCGCTACGGTACGCGTCTTGCCTTTCAAGTCCGTCACCAAGGCGTTTGGCTAGAGCCAAAGCTTCTTTGTATTTTCCATCGTACAACGCAATCAGATCAGCTTCGCCCTTTAAATAGGTATAGGCTTCAACAAGAGAACCGTACAGCAGTACAGTGTCAAAGTTATCTCCTAGCCATGTAGTAGTGTCTACTGTAATTGACGTTGGGTAGTAGAAATAGTGTAACTCTGCTGTGTACGTGGTGTCCGGCGTTGGTCCAAGGATAAACGATAGCTCCGTAGTCGGTAAGCTTGCATTAGTGGTTGGACCGAACAGTGCGTAGTACTTGGGTGTTCCAGTACTTGTTGGATTAGGATATGCTTCGCGGATAAAGTTTACGTCCTTGTTCAACAAGAACGTGTAGTTACCCCCGGCCACAGGGAATACTGCAATTGAATACGTGGCTAAGAAATCTTCTGGGCACGACAGGTACTTATTGTTTGCCGTGACCGTTCCAGTTACGTTCTTACGCAGTGATGGAAACTGAATGGTGTTGTAGATGCGCTGCTCTGCCTGCGTAATGAACGTGTTCATCGCAGTTGTCGGGAACGTATTCTCCGTGTAAGTGGAGATCGCTGTGACTAGAGCAGCGTAGTTCATGCCATTGGGCCTCGGGCCATCAAGCCTTTAGTAGCTGCGCCAGTACCACGAACTTTGATGCCAGTTGTCTTGGTTGGTTCGTTACCAGCGGACTTGCTGATAGCGCCAATGCTTACATCATAGTCGTCCATTTTGCTACGGTTTGGGCCTTTACCGGGGTTTTCGGCAACGGTAACATTCTTACCCGTCATAGTGTGGGGCTTGGCGTACACGCTGGCGGGGCCAACTTCTTTGCCCATTCGTTTCATACTGTATGCCATGATTAACCTCGCTTTTGGTTAGCTACTTTGGCCATACCACGGCCAAGCTTCAGCATTTCTTCGTTGGTTTTGCCACCCTTGCTGCCTTTACCACCGTTTTGGATGGCCACAGAAGGACCGCTATCGCCAAGATTTGTGCCTTTGGTTTTGCCTTTAGAAGCAACTCCGTCTGCAGCTCGTGTGAATGCCATGATTTACTCCTATGAGACCGTTACGGTCACTGTGCCTACACTCGTTGTTCCAACCAGATAGTTCTGCGTTAGAACAGCATCAAAAAGAGAGGAGCCACCAATTGGCCCCCACCCCCACTGAATATCCCTAGAACCCCCAGATGGAAATCCACCTGCATTCGTACCAGAATTAACGTACGTCTGGTCGTGCCTCGGGTTGCGCACCGCCTGCGGGTCATCTACAGGAAACATGCCTAGCTGCAACTGCGGCTGGTCTGGGTCCCAACACTCAGGACAAACCAAAAGGTTGTATTCCTTGAGCTTGATTATCTCTTTTTTCAGCTGCTTTAGTTTGTACCGCTGGCCACAGCGGTCGCACTCTGCAATGCTGTTCTTACCTGACGCAAACCTATTGCCCATGATCTACTAGATGAACATCTGACGTGGGACAAAACGAACCGAAGCCTTTTCCCGATCTTCCTCGGAAGCTAGCGCCCAAGCCTCGTCATACTGCTGCTTCAGAATATCCATACGTGGAGCGCCACTAGGCAGCTTTAACGCCAAGTAGTAGGCCAAGCCAGCCACCATGCAGGGTATAAACCGGAACGGTACGTCCATTGTGTTAACACCAGTTCCTGCGTCGTCAATGCGGCGTAAACGCCAGTAGACCAACGTGTACGTAGTTGTGTTGTCTGGCACTGGCCACACGGTCACTCGTGGAATTTCTTGGAGGCGCTCAATCCAAATTTGAATAGGACGTGCCTGCTGGAGTTTGTTGGGGATCGTAGCGTAGGTAGAGACGCTGATACGGGTGATGGTCAAGTCAGCCTGCGTAGACGCACTGCCAGCGCCTGTGCGGATCACATGTTCAAGCAAGTCAACGGTATCTGCAGGAAGGTTGTATGTTGCCGTTCCGGGAACCAGCGTAATTGACCCTTGTTCAAACGTCCACATGTTTAGGCCACGATTGGCCCAGTCGGCAAACATCAGGTTTAAAGACCGGCGAGCAGTCTTCAGGTCGTAACCTGAGCGCAATTCAGAACCCGCACGTTCAAACGCCTCCTCCACCAGCTCGGTGAGGTCTAAGTTAAACGCGGTGGTTCCAGAGACTGCCATTATCTAAACCCTGCTGTTTTCTTTGCTATGCGCTTGGGCTGTGCTACAAACTGTTTACCCGCCGCTTTACCTGTGCGCTTTGCTTTGGTAGTGGCTGCGTACTCCGCAGAGGTAAGGGATTGTATAGCCTTCTCAGGCAAGTAACGCTCACCTGTTTTTGACGACGGCTTTCCGCTCTTAGTGCGCCATTTCTGGTCGCCCCAATCTTTGAGGGATTGCTGCGGAGCTTTCATGTCAGTCCCTGTACCCACCGCCTGCAGCTTTGTATTTCTTGGCCACAAGCTGGGCTTTACGTGCGCTCCACTGCCCTGCGCCGGTACCTTGGGTTGCCGCTGCTTTAACCTGACTCACAATGCGTTTTCGCATTCCCGGCTTGGTATAGTTGCCAGCTTCGTTTACCTTCGA